TTGCTTGACTGTCGGCTAATGCTTCTGAACCTTCTTCTTGCACGTCCCATTCATCGGTTATGATTGCGGGGAATGCACCTTTGTAGAAATTATAAAAACGATCAAAGTTTGAAGTTGGAATCGTTCCAATATCTGTCTTTGCATGGAAATCCCCGTAAGCCATCGGGATTGGTTTTCCTACATTGTTTGCCGGTGCGTTTGTATATGTTGATGAATCGACAGTATTAACAGGAACGCGCTTATGATGTTTTGAACTGTTATCGAAAAGAGTTAAAGTAACATTATTTTCATCGTATGAAATTTCACCGCTGATTACACCCGTTCCAATCATTCGGGCGGCAGTATCTAAAGTGGATGTTTCGTTTGTATTTAAAAACAATTCCCATTTGCGATTTGCGAAGTTGTAATTGGAAAGAAGGTCGGAAAAGCGGTCGCCCTGGATACACTTTTCAGTATTGATAAGTGTTACTCCGATATTTCCGATTGAAGTTGTAAAATTAAAAAAATTTAAAGACTGCCGGAAATCACTCCATGAAGCCACAATGCCGTAATAAATGTCAGTTCCATCTTGCCGATGGCGGTCGCTTACACCTATGAACGCAGATTCATCGTTGTAATATAGTTTAAGAACCCAAAACGCCGTTGTATTTCTATTTTTTAGGGCGTTGGTAAGCGCAGTATCGAATGAGAGCATTTACCCAATCCTCGCCTGTCCTGTCGAGATCGCTTTATTGATGGCGGGAATGATTGAGTTGGCGGCAAAATTGTGATCGATAACACCCATGCCCCCGAAGTTTTGATTGATTGTAATTTTACTTGAAGCAGCCATCCCCGCGCTTGGTGCGGTTCGGGTAGGAGATGCACCGAAAAGAAATGATCCGACAGAAGCCAAAAATGATCCTGGGCTTGATACCGCCATTATCATTTGAAACGCTTTGGCTTTGGCAACCATAATTCCCAATTCAATTACGGCTCGTTTTAAAGTATCCGAAAGATTGTCCCCGGCGATTGCAGAAGCAAAAAGATTTTGTGCCGTTGCCGCAGTTAGTTCCGCTACTTTTCTGTTTGATTCTTCGATTCTTTTTGCCGGAACGGTTTGCAGTTTCATTAATTCAAATTCTTGTTTTCTAATATCAAGACTTTTCCCTTTTGTTGCCAAAATTTGTTCTTCAATCGTTTGTTCATCTTCTCCGCCAAAAACCTCTTTTAATGCTTTGATTGTTTTTGAAGCCCAATTCGCCGCATCCTTTAAAAGTCCTGTTACTTTAATTATTGCGGGTGCGAATACATCACCCAACGCTTCGGCTGCATCACCCCAAGCATTTTTCATTTGTTGAATCGAACCACTCATTGTTTGTGTTTGACCTTCGGCTTGTCCTTCAAATAAATCAGACATTAGCCTTACCGCATCACCGGCTTTCATTTGCTCGGCAGTTAAACCTCTTAATTGTGGTATCAATTCGCCAAGTTCTCCAGATAAACCACTAAACGTCTTTGCGGTGTTTCTTACCGCAGATTCAAGCGACATACCGGTTGCTGAAGCCAAATCCATTGCGACAGGAATAATCTTTTTAATCTGTGCTTCTGAAAATTCAAGCGAAGCAAGAAATGCTTGTTGTCCAATAATTGCTTCATCACCAAAAGTCGAAACCTCTTGTAAGGCCTTTGCTTGGTTTAACAAATCTTTCGAAGTTCTTCCAAGCGCAATAGATAATTTTCTTTCAGCAAGTTCTTGTTCTCCGGCTAACTCAATAATTTTGCTCATTCCACTTAATAGACCTTTAGCCGCAAAATAAGCCGCACCAACTTTCGCAGCGGCTTTCCCCATACCTGCCATTCCCTTTTCAACGCCCTTTAATTCTTTTTTGGCTTTTTGTGCGCCTTTAGTACTAACTCTAATATTTAATTTTTTATCAGCCATCTTGCTTTGCTTTGTGTTCCATACAGGCGTTTATCTCCCGATCTATAATTGAAAAACAATCCAAACGATGTGCCGAAATATCGTCCAGATTTCCAAGCGATATATTAAACCGAGTAACGTAATTAAATTCGTTTATCATTTCCATCGTCCAGGGTTCGACAATTTGATTGCAGTCTGCAAAGAACGGGACCATGTGAAACAAAGTTTGACCATCAGTAAACTCTTTTTCTGGTTTGCATATTTCATCTATGATATTCCATATATCTTCTTTTGTTTGCACTCGCACTGGATCGTGTTTGTAAGTAACCGGGAGTCGAACCACCGTATAGGGGAGGCATCTATAAACATCACGCGGCTCTGGCATCCCAAACTGCCAACACCAAACCGCAAGGCTCAACCCCCGGAATCTTTTTTTGACGGTTGAAGTCCCAAGTATTCAAGAAAAACTGCCTGAAGAACTGAATCGACATCCGGCATATCCATATCCTTGAAGTCGTTTTCTCCAAGCCCGGCAATCGTACCCACTTTTTCCAAAACATCGTAATATGATTCCACGTCCATTTTGCCATCCCACCAGACTTTTGCATTGAGTTTGTGTAACTCTCGCCGTTCTGCGTATGTGCAATCATTTACATCCCATTCTTTTTTACCAACTTTAACAACCATTTAGACCTCCCGATTTAATTAAGTTGCAATTATTGTAATTAGCGCATTCGATCCGTCTGCCGTTCCCATAAAAGGAAGGTCGATAAATACGCCACTATCTGTACTCGTGTGTGTATATCCTGTATATTTTGCCGTTGGAATATCAAAATCAATCGCCGCACCGTCCCCGATACTGATATTAACAGAAGTTCCATCCCTGAAATCATCTATTGTATCAGTTACATTATCATCTAATTTTGCACTTACATTCCCGGTTACGGAAATCATTCCGCCCCTCATATAAGACGAAGGCTCTGCCTCGATTGAATTAACTGTTTCGTAACCAACTCTTGTTGCGGGATTTGAAATTGTAACATCAAAATTATTCAATACAACATTATCTCCGCCAATCGTCATAGTCGTACAATCAAAAAAACCTTCTGCGTAATCGGCAGCAGTTGCGTTTGCTGAAGTTCCTTCTGTTCCGATTACGGGTTGATAACCAGACCAGAATCTACCTGACGCAGTCAATCTTCCCCCGTTCACAGTTGGATTAAGCACTAATGTCAATTCTTCTAATATTGAAGAAAACATTAGTTTATCTTCATCCAAATCCGGCGAAGAAATAACAACACAAGCATATTCGCCTGACGTTGCGCCTTCTTCATAAACGACTGTGCTTTGATTTCCTGTTATTTGTGCGGAAACTGCGGGACTATCATCTTCCGTTACTAATTGAAGAAGCATTTGTAACGCTGCTTCATTTTCAATCGCATAATTATCAAAAGACCAGGTGAATGTTCCGCCCTTGTAAACTGCGATATGATCCGTAGGTCGTAAAACTCTTTGTCCCGATCTTTCCACATCTGCAAAAGCAGAACCAGCGGAAAAATCAATATCATTCACTTCCGGTGTTCTTATCTTATACAGCGTACCCGATACATCATTTGTTCCTAAAGCATCCGATTGAATCGAAACATAAGATTCAAATTGCTTACCGGAATAAACTGTTTTGTCTAAACTTGCCATTTATTTTTTTCCTTTTTTATTTTTATGATGTATCATCATTTTTTATGTAAAGATTTCCATTACGGTGCAGTTAAATGAAACATTTGCTCTCCATACATCCAGATCATCTTCATCCTGTTCGTATGCGACAGTTTCAACCCGCCCATCGTGATACTTGTAAACACCAGACGGCGAATAGTTAGAATTGTTATGTATCAATCTTTTCAAATGTTCAGCGGTACTTGTTAATTGTGTCTTGACACTTTTCCATCCCCCGCCGCGCATTAATGTATAGATAATATCCACATCATAATTCCTTGTTTGTCCAGATGCAAAATATTCAATTAGTGTATCTTCGTTTGGATCAATCACAAACGATTGATTCCCACGATGTTCGTCAAATATGGGAATTTTAAATTCTGTATTTATTATATCTTGTAGGGATTCAATAACATTTTCATAAACGACATTTGCGTAACTATCCGCATCACTTGAACCGAAATCCCAATGGTTCGATTCGGCAGTCCATAGGTTATGATTCTCTGCCCATAAAACTGATTGAATATTTAAGGGCATTAAATTCTTTCCGCCGTTGCGTATTTAATTGCCATTGTCCTTGAATCGATTATGCCCGACACTTCTAATTCCCATTGGTCGTTAATCGTATAAACACCAGGAGAAAATCGAACTTGCATCCCATGACCTACATCTTGGAATCCACCATCGATTGTTTCCGCATCGCTTGATTTATCAATCTTTAATCCAGTATCATCTTTAACATAAGTATCGTATTTAACACCCGAAGCCGAACCCGAAGTAAATGTTCCCGCCGTACTGATAATAATTTTTATCACGTCCCAATCAACAGTCGGCGTTCCTCTCACATCAATTACGCTTCCCGTACTATTCGCATTTATTGAAATTTCCCTAATAATACCAGAATTTTTTGCCATTCCTTCATCTTGGGAAAGAGCGATCTGCCCGGTACGGATCATATCTAAATATCCCGTGCCTTCCGGATTCATAGCCATTGCCATTATCTCGTCCCCTTTGTCCTTATCAAAAGGACGGACTAAATCAGCACAGGCGATAATTGCCGTGCTTCTCACAATGATTTCAGGCCAATCGTTTCCAGTTGCCGATGCC